CAAATACAGCAAACAGATGGATACGTGTAGACACAAGAGATCAAGATTATCACAAGAAGAGTGTAGTCTCTGGTCCATTTAAAGCAACAGATCCAATTGTTGTTGATATTACTGGTCCAGATAATGTTTCTTCTGTAACTACATCTGGAGGACTAGACACCACTGGAATTGTAGGATTTAACGGGTACGCAAACATCTCATGGCCAGCAATTACTGGCGGTGGAATTCGTGGTTATCGAATAAGATTTAGGCCAATAACAACTCCTGCTTCAAGCTATTCATATGCAGACTCTCCTGGAACTGGAACTTCTTACAGGCTTGCAGGACTAGGGGCTGGACTAACTTATGAAATAGCAGTTGCAACTTATGATGAATACAACAATACATCTTCTAGCTATGTTGCTGGATCAAATGTTACCGTTGGCGGAACGCCTTATATTGCAAGCACAGTAGATGTTTCTGGGTTTTTTAGAGCGAAGGCAAATCCTACTGATGCGGATTCAACTGCATTTAAATTTGGATTTGGGATAGAGACTGGCAAACGAGGATTATTATTTAATGCAAGTAACTATTGGCATATAGATTCTAACCAATCTGCTTTATTTAAAGTTGGTGGATCAACTTCAAACTATCTTTTGTGGGACGGGGCCAAGCTAACTGTAGACGGAGATATTAACGCAAAAGGTGGAACATTTAGCGGTAACATATTTATGTCAACAACTGGAGCTTCTATATATAGTGGAACAATAGATACTGCAACTGGAAATCTAACTGGCAATGGATTTGCTTTAAACTCAACTGGACTTAAGGTTGCAAACGGAACCAACTCTGTAACTCTATCTGCTGCAACAGGAACAATAACAGCAAATGCTGGATCAATTTCTGGATGGAATTTAAGTGGAACAACACTTTCTAAAAATAACGTTATCCTAGACAGTAATGGACAAATTCAATTAGGTGCAACAGCAGCCACAGCATTTTATTTAAATACTGGATTGGTTAATGGAGGATCGACATGGCTTGCATGGGCAGGAAACAATGTTCCAGATGCAAACGCTAAATTTAGAGTCAGATCAGACGGCACACTTTTTGTTAATGGAGCAGTTTTTGGAACAGGAACAACAATTTCTGGTTATGCTACCACTGATCAGCTAACAACTACAAATACAAATTTAGCAACTACAAATACAAATTTAGCAACTACAAATACAAATTTAGCAACTACAAATGCAAATTTAGCAACTACAAATACAAATGTTACTAATGCAAACAATGCAATCGCCACAAAGTTAACAAAAAGCACAAGCACAATAACAGACTCTAGCAATAACATAACTGCAATAAATTCAATGGGAATAACTATTTTTTCCAATGGATCCGCAAGCGCAACTACCCCTGGAACAGGGGCGCGGGTAGTTATGAATAGTCTTGGTATAGCAGCATTTAATGCAAGCAATCAGGCTACATTTTCTATAGATGCATCTACTGGAAATGCAATATTTAAAGGAGACATAACGGGAGCATCAGGAACATTTGCTGGAAGTTTAAGCGGTGCTACAATTACTGGAGGCACAATAAATATAAATGGAGGAACTGGAGCAGTATCTACTGATGCTGATGGTAACCCCACAACTATTCCAAGTACTACATCAAATGCCTTTACAACAGTTTACACAAGAAATGCTATTCCTAGCTTAGGATTTAACTCAATTGCATTTATATCAATAAATTCAGGGGGATGGCAAAGCAACTGCTATCCGTATCTTGATGGCACCACAGATCTTGGAGTGAAAGCTGGAGCAAATTACAACACTTATAGATGGAGAAATGCTAGACTAACAAACTCATTAATACTGGGAGGCAATGGCTCTACAGATACACCAGGTACCGCTGCAGCAAATCCAAAGACTGTTTTATTTGGAAGCGGAGCGATATTTGCTGATACTTTGGCAGCAGGCGCAGGAGGTTCTACAGGAGGCTCAGTTATTCAAAATTCTTCTGGCTATCTAAAAGTATCTTCATCAAGTAGGAAGTTTAAGGAAAATATATATAGTCTTTCTAAAGACGGCTACCTAGATGCACTTATGTTAGTTAATCCAGTTAACTTTAGCTATATAGGAGAAGAAGAAGTTGTGTCTGGCTTAATTGCAGAAGAGCTTGACGAGATTGAAAAGTTTAAGGGTGTAGTAAATTACGATTTGCAAGGAGATCCAATAAGCATTGCATATGACAGAATGTCGTCATTGCTCGTTCTTGCTATTAAAGAAATTAAAGATAAATTAGATATAATTGAACAAAGGCTTGACGTCCTAGAAGGATAATGGTATCCTTCTAATGAGTAGAAAAGGTATATAATGGATAGAGCAGAATTAGTAGTAACAGCATTACAGCAACGTATTGGAGAGCTTGTCTCACAATATGAGACACATATTGCAATTCTTCGTGCAGAAATAACACAACTTCAAAATTTAGCAGTTGTTAAGGAGCAAGAGGAGGAGTAAAATGGCAGAACAGCTAAAACCAATGCAGGTAAATCCAGGAGACCCTATTACATCAGAGTTGCTGGCCAGCATTGTTGCTAATATTAATATTATTAATACAATGGCAAATAGTACTACATCTGGTGCAGGCGGATCAGATGGAGGAGCAAATCCAGTATCTGGCCAAGTAATTGAGTCTGGTAGATTAAAGGTCCCATGCAATACTGCTGGAACTGGCAAGAAGACAGTTACTTTCACAAAAACTTTTGCAGCAAGGCCTAATGTTATGCTTACACTTTGGCAAGCAAGTTCTGCCAACTTTTTAAAGCATAAGTACTTGCCAGTTGTAACAACAGCCAGTGCGACAGAATTTACAATCCAAATGCTACCTGTTGGTGCAACAGCAAATGGTGAAATCTACGTTCAATGGGTTGCGGTGTCCTAGCTAAACTCTATTGACAATATAAATCATAATGCTACAATTCAATGTAGCGTATAGGCCATGAACACTCATGGCCTAATAGCATTAAGGTAAATAATGACAAACGATTTAAAGTGGATGCTGTCTTCGGACCAGCAGTTCCCTTATCAAGATGACAAGATGATCGAGCTTTGGTTTAAAGTAATGAAGTGGTTTAAGCCAGACGTCGTTGACTACCTTGGTGACACAGATGATCAAGCATGTTATAGCAAGTATACAGAAGGTCGTTCAGCAGAGTTTATGCAGCTTCATAAAAATGACAGTAGAGATTTAATTGTTCCTATGATGCGCCATGAAGCAAAAGGAGCGAGAGATTTTTATGCTAAGACAAGAGAGATGCTACCTAACGCTCAGTTATTTTCTGCTTTAGGCAATCACGATATACGCATCTTTAATTATGTTGATGCCAAGCTTCCAGATTATATTAACGAAGTAACACCAGAAGCATTGTGGTCTTTAGACTCACTTGGGTATGAATACATTTATTATGATGAGCTTCCTAAGCGCCGCTTTGGAGACATACATGTACACCACGGACTCTCAATTGCGGCAACTGGGTCTGCAAGAAAAGACATGGAAGATATGCAGGTATCTTTGATTAGAGGTCACTCACACAGAATTGCTTCACATATGGTTACATATGAGTTGAGAAATAATGGTGCAGGAGAAACTCTTAGAGGATATGAGATTGGTCACATGTGTGATGAAAAAGGTCCAGGAATGAAGTACACTCAACATCACGACTGGCAAAAGGGGTTTGCGGTAGCACACATCGTAAATGATTATCCTCATATTCAAATGATTCATGTTTCACCAGATTACTCATGCGTTGTGGATGGAAAGTTTTTTCAAGTATGATAACCTGCAATAAATGTAATGGAAGAGTTTTTGTAGATAGAGTATTTTCTCAGAAACTCCATATGGAATTGTTTTGCATCATGTGCGGCAAGCGCTGGATGATGAATAAAAATACAAACAAGTTGGGCAAATGGCTGGAAAAGATAGAGGAAGATCAATTAAAACGATACGGTATTTCTTCTTAAACGGGAAAATACATAAGGTCATTAGCTCATCAAGAGCCAAAGACCAAGTAATTGCTTGGTGCTATCCAGATGCAAAAAGAGTTTTGTATCCTTATTCAGAAGTTAATAAACATATGGGCAATGCATACAGCGTTGTACAAGTTGCAGAAATGTTAAATAAGCATAGAGTAACAATACAGGATTATATATTAGAGGAAAAGATTAAGACTCCTCAAAAAATATATCCAATAGGAAGCCTTTCTAAAGAAGGCTGGTCTAAGTATATGTTTAGCGAAGAAGATATATTAGATTTACATCAATATATTTTAGATTCTGGCCATTCTAATAATATGCCATCAAAGGCAGAATTATTGGCTCTTCTCAAACACAGCTTTGTATTGTATACTAAGACAAGTAGCGGGTTCGTACCAGTTTGGAAGGCGGATTAATGGCAAGCAACAGAACTATTTTTTGTCCTATATGTAAAAAAGACATAGAGGTAAGATCTGGTTTTGCACACTTTACATTGAATAGACACATTAAGGAGCACAGCAAATGACAACAAGAGTCAAAGTGGATCTTTCTTTTACCAGAAATCTAGGTAACTACGAGAGCATTAAAATTGGCGTAGGGGTTGAAGATGATGTTAGGCAGGGAGAGACAGTCGATGCTGCCACAGAAAGAGTCTACGCATTTGTTGAAGGAAAGCTAATTCAAAAAACTGCTGAGGTAGAAGAAGAGCTTAAGAATGGCAAATAATAAAGAGCCATATGTTCTGATGAGTCTTTACCAAAACCTTTATACTGAAAAGTATAAGAAGCCTGCAACCATAAATAAGTTTAGAGAAAAGTGGGCAATGCAAGATGTTATTGATAGCGTTGGAATGGATAAGGCAATAGATTTAATGAACTATTATTTTTCTTTAGAAAAGTTTGGTCATCCACTTCAGTTCTTCTACTACAACTTTGACAAAATGGAACAGACCAGAATTGAATTGCAAAAAGATATCGAGACACGTCGTTTATTGAGAGAGAATACCAAGAAGATGGTGGAGGAAGGCGGACTATGAATACCGAAGCAACATTAATTTCTGCTATCTGTAAGAATAAAGACATCAGCGTTGTTATGGCTGAAAATGTAGATGAGCTATTTACTTCACACGGAGATGTTTGGGAAGGCCTTAAGTCATACTATAATAAGTTTAAAGGCATTCCAGAGGTTGGTATCCTGCAGGAAAAGTTTAAGGACTTCGAGCCAGACTTAAATGTAACAGCAGAAACTGCGTACTACTTGGATAATCTAAAGAATGAGTTCTTATCAAGTAGACTAAAGAGTATTTTAATTCGTGGCGGGTCTATGCTAAAAGAAGATGCTGCCTCTAGAGTCATTGGAGAGCTTCAGTCTCAATTAGCTAGTTTAAATAAGTATACTAATAATGTTCGTGACCTAGATGTGACAGATGCTGATAACGCAATTAAGCATTTAGAGGCCCTTAAGGTCCGTACAGCCGAGATGGGTGGATCTCCAGGTATTAAGACTGGCTTCCAGTCAATCGACCTTGCATACCCCACTGGAATGGCTCCAGGGCACCTTATAGTCGCTATTGGCTGGCCAGGAAGGGGTAAGACATGGTTCACCTCTTATCTAGCCTGTAAGGCCTGGGAACAAGGATTTAAGCCCATGATCGTTTCCCTTGAAATGACACCAGAGAATATGCGTGACAGAATTTATACTATGCTTGGTTCTGGTTTATTTAAAGCCAGTGACTTTGCAAAGGGAGATATTAATATTGATGACTTTAGAAGTTGGTCAAATAAAAAGTTTGCGGACAAGAATAAGTTTATTCTAGTTTCCAATGAAGGCTCTGGTAATGTAACTCCTAATGCTATTCAGGCAAAGATTGATCAGCATAAGCCAGACATTGTTATTTTAGATTACCACCAGTTGTTTACAGATAATAATAATTCAAAAGCTCCTACTGAGCGTAATATGAATATCTCTCGTGAGTTTAAAAACTTGGCGGTTAGAAACAATATTCCTATCATTGATATTACTGCTGCAACTGCAGATGATATTACAGATCAAGACAATCCGCCAATGATGAGTCAAGTGGCATGGTCAAAAGCAATTGAATACGATGCTGATATGGCTATGGCTATTCATAAGTACAAGGGCACTGATATGATCGAGGTTGTATCTAGAAAAAATAGACACGGACACGACTTTGGAGTATTTTTAGACTGGGATATCAATAGAGGTATCGTTAAGGAGATTTACGAAAACCCATTTGAAAATGACGCACAAAAGAATTAAAAGATTTCAGATTGAAGTTGAGTTTTATGACAACGCACAACTAATAAGTCTAAAACCACAATATGAAAATCTTCTTATACAGGACATGCGGGGCAAAGGTTACGTAAGAGTTTTAGATATAGACCCAGCATTTTCAATTGAATTTACTGGTGAAACATGGAAGTTCCTAATGACACTCCATGGCGTATATGTAGGAAAGAGGAAGGCATGGCAATCAGAGGGTATAACTCAAAGCAAATTGATACCACGGAATATGCCCCAAGTCATATCAAATCAATCCTAAAAGAAATTGGATTGAACATTGTTGGTGAGACAGGGAATGACTTTCTATGCTACTGCCCATTTCATTCCAATAGACATACATCTAGTTTTAGCGTAAGTCAAACATCTGGTGCATTTATTTGCTTTAATCCAGCATGCGGAGAAACTGGAACACTAATTGAATTAATTAAAAGAACTATGCACAAGAATGATTTTCAATCACTAAGGTTAATTGCAAATAAAGAAACAGAAGCACTTAATAATTTTGACGAGATGATGGAAGATATACTTTCTGACAAGCCAGTGTTTCAAGAATTTTCTCAAGAGACACTAGATAGACTTCACTCAGATCTCGGATCCAGTTCTATTGCTAGAAGCTACCTTGAGTCTAGAGGAATTAACATAGACTCTATGAAACATTTTAATCTTGGATATTCTTCATCAATGAATATGGTAGTCACTCCTGTTCATAGCCCAGATGCAATCCCTATTGGTATAGTTGGAAGATCTATTGAGGGAAAGACTTTTAAAAATAGTACCAACTTGCCAAAGAGCAAAACACTTTTTAATATTCATAGGGCTAAAAAAATTGGCCAGCAGGTAATAGTATGTGAATCTAATTTTGATGCAATAAGAATTCATCAGGCTGGATTTCCTAACGTTGTTGCTACGCTAGGAGGATTTCTCTCAAATGAACAGCAGTCTTTGTTAAATAGATACTTTAACAAGATAATTATAATGACAGATGCAGATGAAGCTGGAAGAGAACTAGGCAGGTCTATCTCATCTAAGTTACGCAATAAAGATATTTCTTGGGCCTCATTTGGGTATAAAGAAATTTATCCAAATAAAGCCAAAGATGCTGGTGATTTAACTGAAGAAGAAATAAAAGCATGCGTAAAAAATTCAGTATCAGATATTGAATATCGTTCTTGGATATGATATACTAAACAGACAGATGGATCTATACCATCAACTATAAGAAAAGAGGATACAAGTGGGTATTGTAAAAGGATTAAAAGGATTAAATCAAGTAATGGATAAGCCTTCGTATAGCGAAAGCGATGGAACAAAGGCACGTTGGGCAAAGCTAGAAGATGCAGAGAGCGTAAAGGTTCGTTTCTTGCAAGAGCTTGACCCAGACTCACCTACATATGACGAGTCAAAAGGTTTGGGATTTATTGCCGTAGAGCATACTAACCCTAAAGATTACAAGCGCAAGGCACTTTGCTCAATGGAAGATCAAGGCAAGTGTTACGGTTGCGAACAACACCGCAAAGATTATAAGGCGGGATGGAAGGGTCGTTCACGACTTTACATGAATGTTTTAATCGATGACGGAAAAGAAGAGCCTTACGTAGCTATTCTTTCTCAGGGTTCAAGTGGAAAGACTATTACTCCAACTCTAATTGAGTACGCTGGAGAAATGGGCTCAATTACAAATCTTATGTGGCGCATTAAGCGCACTGGAACTAAGACAGACACAAGCTACACGATCATCCCTTTAGCTAAGGATGAAACACCATTCGACTCTTCAGCACTTGAGTTGTATGATCTAGAAACAACTGCAATCCGCGACTTGCCATACACTGAGCAAGAAGCGTTCTTTAACGGAGAAGGCGGAAGTCAAGAGTCTTCGTCTGCTTCAGATTCAGACAGCAGCCTAGTCTGGTAACTATTTATTGTCAGGGGCAGTCTATTGACTGCCCCTGCATTATTTAGTAAAATAGCAATATGATTTCTTACGAAATACCAGACCCGTTTGAAACTTTTGTATATAACAAGTACAAAAATTATGTAGGCGCTACCTACGATTTCTTTGCTAAAGAATGGCATATGAAATGTGGTTGTTGCAAAGAAGATCTTTACGCACCAAATAAAAAAACATTGACAAAGATTAGACTTTATCATACTAGAAATGAATGCACAGGCGGATACTAATGAGTTTTACACACCTACATGTTCACTCCTATTATTCATTAATGGATGGACTAAATTCACCTAAAGAATTATGTCAAGCAGCGTTAGATGCTGGACAAACTGCGATTGCAATCACAGACCATGGTACTCTCTCGTCACACAGAGATATGCAGATTGCCGCAAAGGAACTTGGCATTAAGCCGATTCTTGGTGTTGAGGCGTACATTTCTCCAACCGATAGATTTGATAGATCTTCCAAGACAGATAAATCTATTCAAGCCTATAACCATATTATTTTGCTAGCGAAAAATAAAAAGGGGTTGGAGAATATTAATATACTTCAGGAGCTCGCTTGGAATGAAGGATTTTATCATAAGCCACGTATTGACAGAGAGGTTCTAAAAGAATATGCTGAAGGTGTTATTGTTTTGTCTGGATGCCTCAACGGCCTTATTAGTAAGGCTATTGAGCGTGGAGAATTCTCAGAAGCAAAACTTGTACTCAAAGATTTTAAACAAACTTTTAATGAAGATTTTTATATTGAGGTTCAATCTCACAACCCGCCAGAAATAAACGCCAAGCTTTTAGAGTTGGCAGATGAATTAAAAATTAAGGCGGTGGCAACAGGAGATGCTCACTTTGCCAAAGAAGAAGATAGAGTGTTAGAAGAAGCGCTACTTATCCTTTCGACATCCCCAAAGATTGATAAGGAATCAGACTTTGAAATGTCTCGCAACATTAAAGACATGATGGAAAGATTTAACTATCTATACCCAGACCGTAGAATTTCTTTTCAGGATTACAACCTTTTTATACAGTCTAGAGAAGAAATTGAGGCAGACTTTAATACTGCTGGAATTTCTCGCACAGACATATATGAAAACACAATGGAGATTGCAGACAAGATTGAGGAATACGATTTTGCACAAGGCCTAGATTTGCTTCCAGTTCCAAAAACAGATGCGGATGACAAGCTTCGTGAGATGGCGTATGCTGGAATAGATAGACTTGGATTCTCAAACAATCAGACTTATATCGACAGAGTAGAAGAAGAGCTTTCGGTTATTGCTTCTAAAAGTTTTGCATCGTACTTTTTAGTGATTGCAGACATGATTGATTGGGCCAAAACAAATGATATCCGTGTTGGTCCAGGTCGTGGCTCTGCCGCAGGTTCTTTAGTTTGTTATGCATTAGGTATCACTGATGTAGATCCAATTAAATACGACCTTTTGTTTTTTAGATTTATTAACCCAGAGCGCAACGACTTTCCAGATATCGATACAGACTTTGAAGATCGTCGTCGTAAAGAGGTAAAGGAATACCTTAAGAAAAAATTTAAACACGTTGCCTCTATTTCAACTTACACTTATTTTAAAGATAAAGGTGTAATCCGAGATGCAGCACGAATTTTTATGGTTCCACTGCAAGAAGTTAATCGTGCAATGAAATCAATTGACACCTTTGAAGACTTTGTTTCTTCACCAAACACAAAAGAGTTTAGAGCCAAGTACCCAGAAGTTGTTTGGCTTGCAGACAGATTGCGTGGAAGAATTAGATCTGTTGGAGTGCATGCAGCTGGAGTTGTTGTAGCTAAAGATGACCTTAGAAAGTTTGCTCCCGTTGAATCAAGAGAAGATGCACAGGATAAAGTTTCAGGAAGAATTCCTGTAGTTGCCTATGATATGGATACTGTTGCAGATATTGGTCTCATCAAGCTAGATGCGTTGGGACTAAAAACTCTATCCGTTATTTCAGATACACTTAAATCAATAAAATCTAGAACTGGCAAGGATATAGTGCTGTCTGATTTAACTCTTGATGATCCAGAAGTTTACAAGATGCTTAGCGAAGGCTTTACTAAGGGAGTATTCCAAGCTGAAGCAACGCCATACACTAACCTTCTTATTAAGATGGGAACAGACAAGTTTGAAGATCTAGTTGCATCTAATGCACTAGTAAGGCCAGGTGCCATGAATACTGTAGGGGCTGCCTATATCAAGCGTAAGCAAGGCAATGAAGCAGTAGATTATATGCATACAATCATGAAACCTTTTACCGAGAATACTTATGGTGTTATTATATATCAAGAGCAAGTTATGCAGGCATGCGTACACTTAGGTGGAATGACTTGGGCAGAGGCTGATAAGGTCCGCAAGATTATTGGAAAGAAGAAAGATGCAAAAGAGTTTGACCAGTTCAAAGATAGGTTTGTTACTGGGGCTTCAGAGCACATTACTAAGAAAAAAGCAGAGGCGCTTTGGCATGATTTTGAAGCTCATGCTGGTTATTCTTTTAACCGCTCCCATGCTGTTGCTTACTCTATGCTTAGCTACTATACTGCTTGGCTTAAGTTTTATTACCCGCTTGAATTCATGTTTTCAATTCTTAAAAATGAAAACGATAAAGATGCTAGGACAGAATACTTAATCGAGTCTAAGAGACTCGGCCTTAAGGTTTTGTTGCCCCATATTAACGAATCTGATCTTTATTTTTCTTTGCAAAAAGATGCCATTAGATTTGGTCTTGCTGAAATTAAATTTATTTCTGACAACATAGCAAACAAAATTGTTGATAGTCGTCCATACAAAGATTACCACCACTTTGTTTCAGTTGCTTCTACAAAGGGAAGCGGTATAAATAGTAGAGCAATAAGCTCATTAAATGCCATTGGTGCTGCTGCCTTTAAAGATAACTTACGAAGCGGAAATGAAAAAGATAACTACTATGAGTATCTAGGCATACCTACATTTAACTTAGAGGGAATTCCTCCAAGAGTAAAAGCTCAGGCTAGACCTATCGAAGAGTTTGACGACCTTGGATCATTTGTAATGTTTGGAATGGTAAAGGGGATCAAGCGTGGTAGTGGATGGGCAAGAGTAGAAATTGTAGATGAAACAGGATCTATTGGCCTATTCCATAATGAACAAACTCAAATTGAAGTTGGGCAGATGTATTTTATTTTAGTTGGAGACAATAGAATCGCTAGGTATATTAAGGTGTCAGATATTGACCCATCTTCTAACGACATGTTTGTAGACTATTTATATAGAAAAGAATATGACTTAGAAGAGGATGAATATATTGTAGTTAATTTTACCCCATACACAACAAAGGCTGGAAAAACAATGAGCCACATAGTTCTTTCTGACAGGAACAAAGTTTTGACTAGAGCAATTGCATTTCCAACAATGTACAAGATGACTTTAGCAAAAATGCGTGAGGGTATGAAATGTAAGGTAGTTCTATCAAAACTAGATGATGGGACATTAAACGTAAAGGAAATAAAATGACAGAGACAAAAATTGAGGATGTTTTTGCACAGCTAAATGTTTCAAGAATTCTCGTTGCTGCCCTTGAAACACTAGGAGAGATATCTATTCCAATAATGACAGTAGTCAATGCAGAAAATGAAGACAAAGAGTTGCAAGTTGATTACGACGAGACTAATCAGTCATTTACTTTTAAGTTAAAAATAAAAGATTAAAAGGATTCACAAAGCTTTATTTTAATGCTATACTATTAGAGAGAAGAAAGATTACAGATGACTATTTCATTAGAAGATATAATGGCAAAGCTAGACCCAAAGACCCGTGCAAGAGTTCAGTCGGCACAAAATGTAGAGGTACATAAGCAGTTGACGCCAAGCATTGGTCTAAACGTAGCGCTTAAAGGCGGTCTAGGGTACGGCAGGCAAGTGCTTGTATGGGGTAATAAGTCTGCTGGTAAATCTTCTTTCTGTCTCCAGATGATAGCTTTAGCACAACAAGAAGGCAAAACATGCGCTTGGATTGATGCAGAGGCATCCTACGATCAAAAATGGGCAGAGCAGCTTGGAGTAGATTCATCTTCTCTTATTTATTCACAAGCAAAAACAGTTAACGACATGGTAGACGTTGGCGTTAAGCTAATGGAAGCAGGCGTAGATGTAATAGTTGTAGATTCAATATCGGCATTACTGCCAGGAATTTACTTTGAAAAAGATGGAAATGAAATGAAAGATTTGCAAGACACTAAGCAAATCGGAGCAGAAGCAAAGGATATGACTCATGCAGTCAAAATGTTAAACTATGCAAACAAAAACACATTATTGGTTCTCATCTCACAGCAAAGAAATCAGTTTGGATCTATGCATGCCTCCCACATTCCGACAGGAGGAATGGCAGTTAAGTTCTTCTCTTCCACAGTCATTAAGCTATGGTCTTCGGAAGCTGAAGCTAATGCTATTAAAGCGGGTGTTGCGGTTGGTGACAAAATCATTGAACAGAGAGTTGGCAGGCCAGTCAATTGGATTATTGATTACAACAAGCTCGGCCCCCCTAATCTTTCAGGACAATACGACTTCTATTACCAAGGAGAAACATTAGGAGTTGATCGCATAGGAGAGACTTTAGACGTTGCAGAAATGTATGGTCTAGTAGAAAAAGGCGGAGCATGGTATACAATTAATGGTGAGCGTTTTCAGGGAAGGGCTAAGGCTGTTGCATATCTTAGAGAAAACCCAGAAATTGCTGGCGCTTTAATTGGAGAAATAAATGCCAAATCTTAATGAATTTTTAAATAAAAAAGATCAAGAAAAGAAAGAGTCATTGCTTGAAGATCTACCAGGGATAAAGCCTTGCTCAAAATGTGACATAGATGTTGATGGTGGATTTTGGGATCCTGAAAATTTAATAATGACTTGGACATGCTCCCAGGGGCATGAGACAATACATAAGGTAGGATAAGATGTCATATAGCAATGTAGAAAAAATAGTTATTGCACCACAAATAGTCGTGTATAAAAACATATTTAAGTTTAGTCAAGAGCTCATCGATCTTCTTGAAGAAGATAGCCCTGAATCAATACTAGATCCATGGAGAGATTGGTACCAGCAAGGCATAAGAAAAGGCATGCGCTTTGATAGCGAAGTCGATTTAAATTCAGGAAGTGATTTATCAATTAAAGAAAAAAAATATTTAAAAGAAATTTATGACATAACTAATTTCATTAATAAAGATTATTTTGATGACTTTAAGGAAAATGGAATCTGGCCAGATTTTATTTTAGATTGGGACAAACTAAATTCTATAGAGGACAAAATCTATATAGACTATTTTAAATATGAAAATAGCAAGCAGCAAAAGCTTGTAAGGCCAGAAGGTAAGCTTATGATGGAATACCACATTGATGAGTTGCCAATACCAAATGAAATTAAGATGAGAAGACATGTCGCAACAATTAATTTTTATTTAAATAGTAATTATTCTGGCGGTGACATATGCGTGTACGATGATGTTTCTAAAAAAAGCTATAGGTATAAGCCTATGGTAGGTGATGCAGTCATAATGCCATCTACTGAGCCTTTTTATCACGGGGTCAAGAAATATTTTGATGCGGATAGATATTTTGCAAGAACATTTTTAGACTATGTCTCTGACGAAAACATACCTTGGAAAAGCAAATACGTAGTATACAAAGATGACAACCTTGATATGTCGGAATCTGATTATGTAGGGCAAGACCTACAAATAATAAAAATAAACACAGATGAAATTGTTGTTGGAGAAGAGCCTAACAATGTCTGAAAGAGCAGAAGTAAAAAGGGACGGAGCAAAGGCTCAAAAAAATTCTGGAAGAGGAGATTATCAAAAAGGAGATGCTCAGTGGAATCAGTTCTTGGTTGATTATAAAGAAGCTGGTTCAACATTTACTTTAAATAAAGATGTTTGGGCTAAAATATGCACAGACACATTTAAGGTTAATAGAGACATGCATCCAGCTTTAAAAATAATTATAGGAAAAGAAAGCAAGGTAAGGCTTGGTATAATAGAGTGGGCAGTTTTAGAAGATCTAATAGAATTTTGGGAGAACAACCATGTATAAAATAGACGCATATATAGATAATGCAGATGCTCCTTCAGCAAAAATAAGGCCGCTAGAAATGCAACGTGATTGGATGCATGACAATACTTATAATTGCGACCCAATTGGAATGGCCAACACATTAGGGTATGGTATATATTTTGATGAGGACGTATCATTTATTTGGGATGGTTCCAGGGCAAACGGAGCAGTCGGAGTTGTTGGTTCAGAGCATATTTGGGTTGGAAGAGGAGAGGGAACCGTAAGCTTTGTTACTAATTTAATTCTTAGAACTGACGAAAATACTAGCGTTCTAACTATGCCAGTTCCAAATCAATCAATAGAAGGAGCGCAAGTTTTAAGCACCGTCTTATCTACCTCTGTTTTTACTGGAACATTTTCTGTTGTGTGGAAATTAGACACACCAAATAAAGAATATTTCATACCAGCTGGGACATACATAGCGTGTATACTTCCTATCTCATTGGGTTCTATCCAAGATTCTGAGATTAATATAAAGCACAAGCCTCTTCCTTTCAACAGAATTCATGATGATGTGGAGTATATAACTTATTTAAAGGGATTGAATGCAAAAGGAATACGCCCAAGGATGTATAAAAAAGGTATAGATCATACTGGGAAAGTAATAGGGAAACACGAAGTAAACAAAATAAAGCTGCACGTAAACTATGAAAAGGATGTTGAAGATGGAAGATAAAAATACTCTACAGCTAATTAGTGATATCACTGAGTTTAATGACCTGCATGAATTTATGAAGGACGAACACTTGGACAAAGCATTAGCAATTGTGGTAAAGCTTTTAATGAACCCAGACGTTCCATCTGCAAAAGCACCTCATCTGATAATGGAACTACAGGCTATGTCAACTAAGTTTGCTGTCCTTGCTTCAGTATATTCAACAATTGCTAAAGACAAGGCTGGTACAGAAAACAATAACAAGAAAAACATTTACTATTCAGTGAAGGAGTCCATAGACAAGCTTGTAGATGCACTTAAATATGTCGTTAGGTACAACTCATAAATGGCTAGAGATATTGTAAAGAACTTAAAGTTTAAAAAGCATACTGGAAACTTCTTTGACCCAGAAAAATTTGCACAACTACTTGATGAGTCTTACAGAAATACTAAGCGTCCAGATGGCGATACAACTAAAAAATCTTTTAGTCCAAGCTCACTAGGCTACGGTCACGGAACTTGCCCAAGGTACTGGTACATGGCATTTACTGGTGCGGTTTTTATTGATGATAATGACGCAGTTGCTGTGGCCAATATGGCACAGGGAACGCAGGCACATGAAAGATTACAAAACCTAATTAAGACTATGCCTGAATGGAGAGCAGAAGAAGAAGAGATAATTAATGACTATCCTCCAATTCGTGGCTTTATAGACTTGATTATGGAGTATGATGGCGAGACTGTAATTGGAGAAATTAAGACAGCCAAGCAGGAGGTTTGGGATACTAGGCAGGCGGAAATGAAGTCTTCTCCTAACCATATGCTACAGCTTCTTACATACATGAAACTAAAGAATGCTAAAGAGGGATTCTTCCTTTATGAAAATAAAAATACCCAAGAAATATTAATTATTCCAATTTCCATGAATGATAAAAATAAAGAGATTATTGAAGATGCTTTTCAATGGATGAGGGAAGTTTGGGATAACTTTCAAAATGGTTCTCTCCCAACTAGACCAGAAAATGCAACTAAGTATAAGCTACCTTGCACTTATTGCCCTGTTAAAAAAGAATGCTGGGCAAAGGGATCAGATCCTGGAGACATAACAATAGATCTAATGAAGGTCGTAAAATAATGGTGTGCTTAAATTCAGAATGCGGTAAAGATTTTATTGCCAAAACACATAATCAAAAATATTGTTCAGATGAATGCTGTAGAGTTTCAACTAATAAAAGGATTATGGAAAAGTATTATGAGAAAAAAGCAATTAAAAATGGGGCTCCTAGAAAATGCAAAGGATGCAGTAGTCTTTTAAGTAGGTATAATGATCAGGCTTATTGCGCTAGATGTATAAAAACTAAGGACTCTAAGTTTAAAAAAGATCTGATGGGGATAATAGATGACATTGGCTAGCCTTATAAAAACAAAAGCTAGCAGGGTGCTGGGTATAGACGCATCTACAAATTCTGTTGCTTTTTGCTTAATGGAAAATGATGTACCACTAAAATGGGGTAAATTTAATATAGTTGGAAACAATATTTATGAAAAAATATATGACGCTAAGGTAAAAACATCTGCGATGTTAGATGAACTTAAAGCAGATTACATAGTAGTAGAAGGAGCAGTCCTTGTTAGATCAGCAGATGCTGTAATTAAACTATCTTATGTTTATGGCGTTGTTATCGCAGAACTTATGTCTACTGGAGCTGAAGTTATAACTATATCCCCAACTGCATGGCAAGCGTATATAGGAAACAAAAACCCAAGCAAAGAAGAAAAGGCGGCGATAAGAATAGCAAATCCAGGATACGCAGACTCATGGTATAAAAACCAGCTAAGGAATATGAGAAAGCAAAGGACTGCGGATTACTTTAATAAAAAATATTCAATATCTTTGGAAGACTTTGACGTAGCAGATGCTTTTGGAATAGCTCATTACTCTAATCAGGTGCTTACAAAAAGATGAAGTTATATCAAAATAAAGATTGGCTGCACAACAGGTATATAATTCAGAAAAAAACAATAGTTGAAATAGCAAACGAATGCTCTGTTTCTCATATGACTATACAAAGATATGTGGATAAATTTAAGCTAAAAGTTAAACGCTGATTGACTTTTTAGTTGACTAGAAGTATAATAATTTAATGACAGAAATAGAGCCATCAGTACATTTTGATAAAATGAATAAGGTTGTTTCCGAATTATTAAAAGGAAGCTCTGCTACTCAGATTGCCACAATAACTGGTATGACAAGAAAAGATGTTTTGGGATATATTGATGAGTGGAAGGCCGTAGTTCATAACGATACAAATGTTAGGGACCGTGCCAGAGAAGCTCTTATGGGAGCTGATCAGCACTACGATATGCTCATTAAAGAGGCCTGGAAAACTGTAGAAGATGCAGACACTCAAGGACAGCTCAACGTAAAGTCTGGCACCCTAAAGCTAATTGCAGATATAGAGGCAAAAAGAATTGGAATGTTACAGGCGGTTGGTGTGCTTGAAAACAATGAGATGGCATCTCAAATATTAGAAAATGAAAGAAAGCAAGAGATGCTTGTTGGAATATTAAAAGAAGTTACATCAAGCTGTAATCATTGTAAGATAGAAGTTGCTAAAAGGCTTTCACAGATAACTGGCATAGTAGAGCCAATAATAATTTCTCAAGAGGCTGCGGATGCTTAATTCAAAAGAAGCGGTCATTCTGGGAGAAGACATATATGTTTACTCTAATTTTGTAAGCCCAGAAGAATGTCAGACAGTACTTGATTTTATTTCTTTAATACCAGAAGATGAATGGCAAGAAATACTTAACCCCATAGGTCAAGGCTATGAAATATCTTTTCGGCAGATTCCTACACTAAAAGAAATAAATAAAAGAATAGAGTCTATTTTAGATAACGACGTATATTTAAATAATTCTGCTGCTCCAACTAGAATGAAGCGTGGATTAATAGGAACACATCATTCAGATAACTTTGAATTTTTAAATGTAAGAGAAGCAAATAAAAATTTAAAAGAAGGAGAAGATTTTGATTTAGCAAAAAATAACATTGCTGGTTTAATAATTTACTTTAATGATTTTGAAGGAGGAGAAATACATTACTCTAATCAAAATATAACTTATGCTCCAAAAGCTGGTGATTTATTAATACATAGCTCAGACGAGCATTGCAAGCATCAAGTTCAAGAAGTAAAAAGTGATTTTAGATACTCACACTCCGATAATCTATTTAGACTTATTAAGGTACCAAAAGGATTTAAAAATGTCACTTGATTTTTCTGAGTTTATAGAGATCTTAGATGGAGATGAATTTGAAGAGCGTCCAGTAGACCTACAGACTTTTGTTACAAGCCCAGACTATTTAGGACTCCCACCGCTATCAGAAAATCAATATACTTTAATTGCTAGAAGCTCTCAAATATATAAAGAGTCTACTTTAATAAAACTTTATGGAGAAGACTTAGGCAAACAAATGTTTAAGCAAACCTGCGTAGAAGTTATTGCACAATTAGGTAAGGGTTCTGGGAAAGATTACTCATCTACTATTGCAGTTGCTTACATAGTTTATCTACTTTTATGCCTTAAAGATCCAGCAGCCTACTATGGCAAACCTCCAAGAGATGCTATTGATATTTTAAATATTGCAATAAATGCTCAACAGGCAAGTAATGTTTTCTTTAAAGGATTTAAAATGAGAATAGAAGTTTCTCCTTGGTTTGCTGGTAAATATACCGACAAGGCGTCAGAAATTAAATTTGATAAATCAATCACAGTTCACTCTGGGCACTCAGAAAGAGAAGCTTGGGAGGGATACAACGTTCTTGTTGTAATCCTAGATGAAATTTCTGGCTTTGCAACTGAAAATACAAGTGGTCATGATCAAGCCAAAACAGCTGATGCTATATATGATATGTATAGGGCTTCAGTTGATTCACGATTCCCAGATTTTGGCAAGGTAATACTGCTGTCATTTCCTCGTTTCAAAAATGATCCCATTCAAAAATTTTATCAGTCGGTCATTGCAGAAAAAGAAACAATTATTAGAACACAAATATTAAAGTTAGATCAAAATTTACCAGATGGCACCGAAGGAAATGAATTCGAGGTATCCTGGGAAGAAGACCACATCGTATCCTATGTTTACCCCCGTGTTTTTGCGCTTAAAAGACCTACTTGGGAAGTCAATCCTACAAAAAAAATAACAGACTTTACTGTAGCTTTTCATAAAAACCCCGCAGATGCTCTAGGAAGATTTGCATGCATGCCTTCAGATGCAGTAGATGCATTTTTTAAGTCTAGAGAAAAAATAGAAAAAGCTTTTAATAAAGCACATCTAGCGGTTGATAAATTTGGAAGACTAGAAGAATGGTTTAAACCAGAAGAAGGCAAAGACTATTTTATACACGTGGACTTGGCTCAAAAGCACGATCATTGTGCAGTTGCTATGGGTCACGTTAATCGGTGGGTTGATATAAAAGTGACTGATACATACTCTCAGCCAGCCCCAATTGTAGAAATTGATGCAGTAAGATTTTGGACCCCCACTCCAGACAAGTCAGTAGACTTTACTGAAGTAAAGGACTATATTCTATCTTTAAGAACAAGAGGCTTTAACATAAAGGTCTGCACATTTGATAGGTGGAACTCTCATGATATGATGCAGCAATTAAAAACATATGGAATTAATACAGAGATACTCTCTGTGGCAAAAAAACATTATGATGATATGGCCATGGTTGTTTTAGAAGAAAGATTGTCTGGGCCACATATACCTTTATTGATTGATGAATTACTGCAGCTAAGAATAATGAGGGACAAGGTAGACCACCCAAGAAAAGGATCTAAAGATTTAGCAGATGCGGTATGTGGAGCTGTCTATAATTCTATTAGCAGAAGTAGGCTAAGAAGAGACGAAGAAATAAAAATTCATGACTACGAGTCAATGAGCTACGACAACGACTTTGCGAACAGCGATGGAGAAACAGAATATGTTCAAAATATGATTCGTGCACCAAGAATGCCAGAAAATTTAGCAAGATCTATAGAAAGCATGGAGATAATATGAGCGAGTACCAAGAAAAAGCAAAAGAATGTAAGTGTTGCACGAAGCATGTCCCTTTGCCAACCTTATTAAAGAAATATAATGAAAATGTTTTGTGCCCAACAACATACTACAACGTCATTGAATATAAAAGAATTTGGGATTCTTATGGGTCTAGACCAGCTGGGAGTATAAGAAAACATTTTTCAGAATATGTACAGCAAATAGTTGAAAAAGAAAAGAGTGAAATCTAATAAAGATGAAAGAAAATAAATTAATAGATCCGTATAAATTTTTTGTTAATGATTCTTTTAACTGGACAAATGCCAACCTTGGATTAAAAAATGTTTCAGATTATAAACATAAAGAAAGAAGAATTAAAGAGCTAGCTTGGCTACCAGAAGGCATGGAAGATCCTTATTTGCTTAACTCTAAAGGATATCGTTCCGATGAATTTTTAGAGACTAGGGACATGGTTTTCGCTGGATGCTCTCAAACTTTTGGAGATGGTCTTTTAAATAATGCCATATGGGGAAATATTTTATCAGAAAAAATGAACTTAAAGTCTTATAATTTAGGACTAGGAGGGATAAGCACACAATTTATAGTGCAGAATTTAATTGGATTCTTTAAAGAATATGGAAACCCAAAGTTTCTTTTTTGTTTATTCCCAGAGTTTACAAGATTTCAGATGAAATCAAAAATTGAATTCATGAAAAGCTTTTATGATGAAGTTAATGAGTCTGGAAGAAAAGATTACCCAGTAATGCAATTTTTAAGCACGGATAAAAATCCTAAGTATTCAAAGGCTCCTCATATAGCTGAAAACATAATACCAGAAGAGTTTATCTTCTCAATAAGCATTGATTATATAAGGATGCTAGAGTTTTATTGTAAAGCAAATAATATTGTTTTGCGTTGGGGAACCTGGAATAATTATCAAGATGAGTATATAAACAAAAATATATCTAAGATGGATTTCGAAAACTATGTTCATCTTGGAATGATAAAATGGGAGCAGGATAGATCTAATGGCAAAAGATACTTTCATGCAGATGGCAACACATGTAGAGATTTGGACAAAGAGTGTACCTCTTATGATGATTGCCATGAAGAAATTAAAGTAAAATTTGGTAAGATTTTTGACATGGCTATGGACCTAGATATTAAAAACAAGAAATCTGGACACCTGCCAGCACATGTTCAGACACACATAGCTGAAGATTTTGAAAGGTCTTTAAACAATGATAAGAATTAAATACATTTTATATACTATAAAAAACAAAATATTTAAAAAGAAGAATACAAATAGAGATAGGTTTATTTATTAAATGACAATAATACTAGGGATCAATGAGACCTCCCATGATGCCTCAGTGTCTTTAATTAAAGATGGCCACATACTATTTGCGGGACATTCAGAAAGATATAGCAAGCAAAAAAATGACTGGTACGTAAACGATTTGCTTATTAAGGACGCCTTGTCATATGGCATGCCTGATCAGATAGCCTACTACGAGAAACCGCTTCTAAAGGCCTCCAGGCTATTTATAAAGGGTGGTACAGGGGACTGGAAGCCAAAATTTAAACTGCCTGGCGTCCCAGTAAAATCATTTACCCATCACTATTCTCATGCATGTGCTGGATATTATACAAGCAAATTTGATGATGCTGTTATAGTAGTCCTTGATGCAATTGGAGAATATAATACCTCAACTATTTGGGCTGGAGAAAAAGAAGAAATTAAACTTAAGTACAAGCAAAACTACCCAGTGAGCTTTGGATTATTTTATTCAGCTTTTACTAAGCTTATAGGTTTGATGCCTAACCAAGAAGAATATATAATGATGGGCATGGCCGCTTATGGAGATTGGGCTAAGTATTATAAGAAGGTAAACTCTTATTTCCCATCCCATGACAAACAAAAATATAATTTTCATAAAGGAATAACTGATTGGGGGCCAGTCACTACAGATCAGGATAAGTTTGACATAGCAGCAGCGGCACAAATTGTTTATGAGCAAAGGCTTAATGATTTTATGCGTATGGCAAAATCACTTACTGGTAAAGATAATTTAGTTTTTATGGGTGGATGTGCATTAAACTCTTCGGCCAATACATTGCTATGGAAAATATTCAAAGACATTTGGATAATGCCAAACCCAGGAGACGCTGGCTCTTCATTGGGAGCAGCAGCCGCACTTTATGGTAAGCACATAGAATGGGAGACTCCGTATTTAGGATATGACATGGGAGGGGAGTATCCAATAAATGAGATACTTGCAGAAATAAAAACAAACAAGATAGCTGCAGTGGCAACTGGACGAGCTGAGTACGGACCAAGAGCTTTAGGCAATAGAAGCATATTAGCAGATCCCAGAGATCCAAACATTAAAGACAAAGTGAACTTAATTAAACAAAGAGAATCCTTTAGGCCTTTTGCTCCAGTGGTACTTGAAGAATTTGCAAGCGAGTGGTTTGATATGGATTTTGTATCTCCTTATATGCAGTATACAGTTAAATGTAAGCAACCAGACAAAATACCTTCAGTTGTTCATAAAGATGGAACATCTAGAGTTCAAACCGTAAATAGAGATCAGCATCCAGGATTGCACATGCTTTTAAGAAAATGGTATTGGGAAACTGGATGTCCAGTTTTATTAAATACAAGCTTAAACATAAAGGGTCAGCCTTTATTGAATGACAAACAAGACGCTATTGACTGGCAGGCATACTATAGGTATAATATACTAACAGGTGCTAGTAGCTCAGTTGGTTAGAGCCCCAAACTCATAATTTGGTCGTCGTAGGTTCGAGTCCTACCTGGCACACAAAGCCTTTGTAGCTCAGGGGATAGAGCAGCAGGTTTCTACCCTGCGTGTCGGAGGTTCGATTCCTTCCAGGGGCACAAATAAAAAAATAAGGAGATGTAAAATGTTTGAGTATTATGTTAAGAAGGTAAGTAAGGTTGTTGATGGAGACACTATAGATGTAGATATTGATCTTGGGTTTGATATATCTTTTACTTCTAGAGTTAGATTAGCTGGCATAGACACTCCAGAAAGTCGTACAGCAGATAAGATGGAAAAAGCATTGGGCCTTGAAGCCAAAGCATACTTAAAGAATGCAATTGACTCAGCTAAAACTGTTGTTATTAAAACAGAAAAGATGGACTCATCTGAAAAGTATGGTCGCATTTTAGGTTGGGTTTTCTTGGACGGATCAGATAAATCTATTAATCAAAAGATGATTGAAGATGGTCATGCTTGGGGATATATGGGGGAAACAAAGGTTAAAGACTTTAGCGCTCTAGCAAAACAAAGGGCTAAATCAAAAAAATAGTTGCATAACTATCTAAGTAAATGGTATAATTATTTAGTCGCCTGCCAAATGGGGGTGACCATATTACTTGCTTAAAAGGAGAATAAAATGGTAACACAATTTGCTATGGATCTATTTAAGGATCCATTTTTTATTGGCTTCAACAGAGAGTTGGAGCGTTTCAATAGTCTTAGTAAGGTAAACAATACGGCATTCCCGCCATATGATTTGCTAAAGCTAGACGAAGATAACTATCAGCTAACGCTGGCAGTTGCTGGATTCACAAGAGAAGATTTGACTGTATCAATTGAAGACGGAAGTCTTTGGATTACAGGTGAAATTACAGAAGTAACAGATGCAGAAGTTGTCCATAAGGGAATCGCTGCACGTAAGTTCACAAGAATCTTTGAGCTAAGTGAATACATGGAAGTTTCTAGTGTAGAGCTAAAAGACGGAATGCTAAATATCCGTGTAGTTAGAAATCTGCCAAAAGAAAAGCAGCCAAAAATTCTAAAAATTAAATAACATCGAGACCTGGGTACGTCCAAAAACTGCCCTCTAACAGGAAGATTGATATGATTATTCAAATTATTGGACTACCAGGATCTGGTAAAACAGAATTAGCAAAGGCACTTAAAGAAAGAATAAATGCAATTCATCTTAATGCAGATGAGGTACGTGCAACCGTAAACTCTGATTTAAGTTTTACGCCAGAAGACAGAATTGAACAGGCAAGACGCATGGGTGAAATGGCTCGTTTAATTGCTAAGCAAGGAGTTGCTCCAGTAATTGTAGACTTTGTGTGTCCAACAGAAATAACTCGTGCAGCATTTGGTAAGCCAGACATTTTGGTATTTATGGATACTTTAGCAGAAGGACGTTTTGAAGACACTAACAAGATGTTTGAGCGTCCTGATAACGCTAATGTAGCGTTTATTAGCCATAATCTTAATGCTGAAGCAAAGGCGTCTCATATTATTGAAAAGTTTGGATTGCATGATTGGTCAGCTCCAACAACACTAATGCTTGGCCGATACCAACCATGGCATGAAGGACACCATGCTCTTTATAAAGAGGCGGGTAAAAGAACAGACCAGGTCCTTCTTGGTGTACGCAATACATACAATACAAGTGAGAAAGATCCACTTAAGTTTGATCAGGTAAAAGAATATATTGCCAAGGATGAATTTATGGATAGCGCATTAGTATTAAGACTACCTAACATCACTAATATTGTATACGGAAGAGATGTAGGATACAAGATTGAGCAGGTAGATTTGGGGGCAGACATTCATGCTATATCGGCTACGCAAAAACGTAAAGAAATGGGTATCTAAAATTTGGAACGTAATTAGTAAAGGCCCTGACAATATGGAGTGGCCAGCATGAATGTATCCAAACAAAGATCAGCATTAAAGGCCATTACATGGCGCATAATTGGAACAGCAGATACTTTTGTCATCGCTTGGGTTATAACAAAAGAGCCAGTTACAGCAGGTGCAATTGCAAGTTTTGAGGTAGTTACAAAAACAATCCTTTATTATTTACATGAACGTGGCTGGAATAAGGTAAGTTGGGGTAGAAAATAATGCCAGTATATGAGTATAAGTGCAGCGAAGATGATGCCCATGCAACCATGTCAGTTCATAGATCTATTATGGATGAAGATCCAGGATATACATGTGTTGAGTGTGAGTCTAATATGATAAGGCATTTTACCCCATTTGGAATACAATTTAAGGGGAATGGCTTTTATAAAACAGATAATCCAAAATGATAGAAAACATTAATAGGCTGTTCATAAATAACATAAAAGAAAATCCACATGGAGCCCATATTGCCAAGGTACCAAAGGATGTTTCTGAAATAGAATATTCTCTTAATAGCCTAGGGTATAGAAGTAAAGAGTTTGATGGTAAATCAGACTTACTTTTTCTTGGGTGCTCTTATACATATGGTCAAGGTCTACCAGAAAAAAATATCTGGTCCACAATCCTATCTAAAAAATTAAATTTAGAGTGTTCTAGCTTAGCCGCTAATGGGGATTCCGTGATGGGCCAAGTGTCAAAAGCTTTCTACTATTTTGAAAAATTTGGAAACCCTAAAATAATAGTGGCCCTATTTCCATTTGCTAGAATAATGACTCCATATGTAAAACACAAAATGGAAACTAAAAATGAATTTAGAAGAAAGCTTTTTAGAGAGTACGAATCTATGCCCGTGATTGAATACTCAGAGACTTGGGATTCTTGGGAGAGATATTCAAAAGCCCCATACGACCCTCAAAAAATTCTTACAAATGAGTTTGTATTTTTTTATGAAAACATTTTTATTGATATGCTAAGGCAGTATTGCAAATCAAACGGAATAAAGCTTGTTTGGAGTAACTGGGATCCAGAGTATCAAAAAAATATATACCATGAGGTAAATAAATTTTATCCAGAACATCACCAAGAGTACTGCTACATAGATGCTTTTGATTGGACCATAAATGGGTCAAATGATAATGGTAAGCCCTACCCCAATAACCCAGACAATTACGGGGAGTTCAATGCTTTAGATTGTCATGCAGATCATAGTAGAGATCATTATCTTTTTTATCGTGCAGCAGATAGAAAAAACAACAGCATACCCCATTGGGGAACACATAAGCACTTGCATATAGCAGAGAACTTTTATCAATACATTATTAACAATAATTTAGTATAAAATATTTTAAATGGTATAATTACTATGTAACAAAATTTGTTATGTAGGAGTTATAGTTGACTAGGACTAAAACATGGAGATTATCATTAGCCGCCATTTTATGCTTCGGCTGGCTTTTTATGACTCCAGCTTACAGTGATGACCCACTATCTATAGCAGCAGAAAGAATTGCTGAATTAAACGAAGATATAGAAAATTTATCAGATAAAAAAGAAACTCAAGAACTAATTTCATTAGCCGAAAATAAATACAGCGAGGCCATAGTTGCTAGAGACAACAAGAATCTGTCAGATCAGGCATATGCAGATGCAGTAGAGACAGAGGCAGAGTCTTTATCAGACCTTAATGCAAAAATATCAAACCTTTCACTTGCCCAATCCTCAGTAGATGGACAAACAGCCACAGTTGCTTTAGCCTTAACCCATAAAGATGATGCTCAAGAAGCGTTGTCCATAGCCAACCTTAATCTTCAAACCACACAATCTAATATGCAGGCTGCTGGGGGAACAGGTTTGGCATACACTGTTTATACTCTTGTTAGACAAGGAAATGTCGCTACCCCAGGATCTGTGCTTTGTTCTGGCACTTGGAACTCAAACTCTATGTATCTTCCAGTTTGTGGCAACAGGTATGAAAATTTTATAGTTAAATTTACTGGAACGATTACTGTCCCATCATGGTTTACAACAACATATTTTGCAGGATATACAGATGATGGATTTAGAATGTATGTAGACGGAGTTCTTGCAGTTGATAACTGGCAAGAGCAAGGCACTACTTGGAGTGATTATTCACCAGTATATGATGTTAGTGAAGACAAAACATTGGGTGTAGAAATTTGGTGGTATAACGGCGGAGGTCCTGGAGACTACCATCTTGGCTGGGCAATTCCTGGAGGATGGACTGGAGCAGGATGCGACTATGCTGGAAACCCACGAGTATGGGGACAAAACTTTAGTTGTAATCTTAATACATTTTCCTCTGGTCCAGGCGCAACACAAGAGCAGATAAATGATTATAACGAAGCACTTGCAGCAAGAACATCTGCTTTGGCAGTTTATAACGATAAGTTATCTGTTTACAATCAAGAGGCTACGACACTAAATGAATTACAAGATGATTTAGAACAAGCGCAGGAAGAAAAAGATTCTGTAGAAAGCACATATGAAATTGCAGAACTAAACACTGCTTTGACATTAGCAGCAAAAGATTTATCAATTGAAAACTACAATAATGCAATTGAAGATATGAATGATGCTATTACTGCTGCTGAAGAAGAGTACGCTGCTCAATGGGATTTTGAAGAAAAGCAGAGAATTAATGCTGCCATTGCTACTGCCCTTGCAAACATGCCACAGACAGAACCAACACCAGAGGTTACAGTTGAGCCTACCCCAGAGCCTTCTCCAGAACCATCAACTGAGCCAACAGAAGAACCAACTGAAGAGCCTACACCAGAGCCTACCCCAGAGCCTTCTCCAGAACCAACTGATGAGCCAACCCCAGATCCAGAAACAACAGAGGAGCCAGTCGTAGACCCAACAGAAGAACCAACCACAGAACCTACACCAGAGCCAACTCCTGAACCAAAACCAACAAGTAATCCTGAAATAGAAGATGAAGAGTTAGCTGAACTTATTCCTGAAAAGGGTACAGGAACAGAAGAAGATTTATCTGGAGTTATTGCTAACCTTACAAGCAAAGATAACAAGTTAGTTACACTTTCACCTGAGCAAGTAGAAGCAGTTAGCCAAACACTAAAGTCTTTAACACAAGAAGCAAAGGCAGAGATTGCTGGAGACCTTGGCATTAAGGCATCAGAAGTTGCACAGATTGCTGAGCAGATGAAAGACAATCCAGCACTTGCATCAGCATTTGTTGAGTTTTCAGAAAGATCAGAAGCGGCAGGAGATACTCCAATGCCTTTTACATTAGCAGACGCAGTAACAGAAGTACAGACAGAGGCATTTCTAGCAGATCCACTTGGAGCATTATTAGACATAGACTTTTCTAAAGTTTTAAACCCTTCAGAGTGGGGCAAAGATATGACAGATGATCAAAGAGAGAAGGCGCAGGAAGTTGTAGTGCCAGTAATTATCGCATCAAATATTATTGCAGCAGCAATGACTAGGAGGATATAATGAAAATAATAAAGGCTATATTTAAGTATATTTGGGAAGTTATAAAAGAGAGCATAGCTCAGGTATTTACCCTGCTTGGATTTTTTATTGCTTGGCTAACCCTAACTGGATCAGCCCAGCAGGTAGTTGGAGTAGCTACTCTAATAGCCACCGCCATATGGCTACTGACCATACCACTACGAAAAGAAGAGTAGTAAGGTATAATAGTCACATGAGGAAATTAATCACTATTGCCCTATCTGGGCTATTAATGCTATCATTAACTGGGTGCGACTCTTTAAATAGATATCGCTATCCATGCCAAGATCCTAAAAATTGGGAAATTGCAGAATGTAATCCTCCAGAATGTGAAGCTTCACAGACTTGTACAAAAGATGTAATAGAAATTACACCTACCACACCAGAACAGGAAATAACAAATGGCTAAACAAAAGCTAACGCCTGCAGATCTAGATGCTCGTTTAAAGTTTATTTTAGGAATAACACTTGGCAGTATTCTATTCATGACAGCGCTTGGAATTATTTACGGATTATTGTTCGTAACACAACCTATCGGAGCTCAGTCAGAAAATGACAAAATGTTCTTTAATGTTTTAGGTAGCATTGCAACATTTATTACAGGAACTCTTGCAGGAATTTTGATTGGTAACTCAGGTGCTAAAGACATCATGGCAGCACAGATAGCAAACAAAGAAGTAGATGCAAAAAACACACAAGCAGATAAAAAATTAGAAGCAGAAATTGATGCAACAGCAGCTCGTTTGGCAGCAAAGCCAGATGGCGCAATGCCAGAAGAGCAACCAGTTGATCTAGATTGGGATAAAGACTAATGGCAGAACAAGGTACAGCAGCTCGTCTAATAGAAGTTGCTACAGCAGAGATTGGAACTATTGAAGGTCCAAAAGATAACGAAACTAAGTACGGTGCTTTTATGAAAGCAAACTTCCAACCATGGTGTGGAAGTTTCGTAAACTGGTGCGGGTCAGAATCTGGCGTAAAGATTCCTAATACTGTTTACACGCCAGGAGGTGCAGCAGCATTTAAAAAAGCTGGTGCTTGGATTGATGTAGATATTGCAGATCCAGAACCAGGAGATATAGCCTATTTTGATTTCCCATCAGACGGTGTCGATAGAATTTCTCACGTAGGTATTGTTGTTAAAGACAATGAGGATGGAACTGTTTGGTGTATAGAAGGAAACACATCTTCAAAGAAGTCTGGAAGCCAAAGAAATGGCGGAGAAGTTTGCAAACAACTTCGTGCTTATAAGAAAAATAAAGCTGGTGTATTAGTGTCTATCGTTGGCTTTGGTCGTCCAAAGTTTAAGGGTGCCGCATCTGCTCCAGCAAAGGCTGCTCCAGCAAAGGCTGCTCCAGCAAAGGCTGCTCCAGCAAAACTAGATCCTAAAGTAAAAGCGGCAATAGATTTACTAACTAAAAATGGATATACAGTTTCTAAGTAAATGAATCAATATTCTGTTAAAATAGAGGTGTTGGCTAGTGTCGATGCCTTTTCAGAAGACGACGCAAAAGATTATATTTCAGATATCTTTAATGTGGATGATGAAATAAAAAGCGTAAAAATAATAAAAATCTCTAAAAACTAGTTGACATGTCCGAATTGTGCTAGTATAATAGTATTAGCACCATGCCCGTATGGCGGAATCGGCAGACGCAGCAGACTTAAAATTTGCCTCCAACACTGGAGTGTCGGTTCAAATCCGACTATGGGTACTGAACAGGAAGTATATTGTTAAACTTAACAGAGCTTGGGGTAGAAGTTCTAATCAAAAAAAATAAGCACAAAAACATATATGCGTTTTGGGACAACTATTCCTTGGTTGTTTGGCAAAAAGATAACTCTGGCTTTACAAGCTCAAAAGGGATGTTTAAAAATAGTTGGGGAGTGGCAGAAAAATTTTCAGTCAATAACGACGGAGTTTGGAAAGTGCCATCAAAGTATGTCAAATTTTTTAAATAGTCTAGGCGTAGACCAAGATAACTTTGAGTGGAAAGATCTAGCCTTGTGTTTAGGTATGGACACAAATTTATTTTTTGAACTGTATGAGTCAGATGTAAACATTGCAAAAAGCGTTGACCAGGCCTGCATGTCTTGCCCAGTTATCTCTATGTGCTATAACTATGGCACAGAGTCAGATAATTACGGAGTTTGGGGTGGAGTATACTTAAGCTCTGGCAGCCCAGATAAATCAAAAAATTCACACAAAACTAAAGAAGTAGTAAAAGCTTTAAAGAAAAAACACGGTGCTTAAATGTCTAACTTTATAAATAAAGATAAAGATCATTTTAAGTATGGTATTAATGAATGGACTGGAGAAGCAAACAAACCAGTATTTTATACAAAAGAAATGGCAAAAAAGGTTAGAGAATTAAAAAGCCCTGCACACGACTTACAAATGGATATCGTAAAGTATCCTGAATTTTTAGCAATAAGATTATATGAAAACAATTTTTCACAGTATGATGGCAGTATGAGAATGAGAGTTATAGATTATATCGAGATGGTTAAAAAGATCCTGGAATCATACGGGGTCAGAGTCGAGTTAGAGGGGAAGCCAGGTGGAAGAACAAGATGAACATGTAATAAAGGTATTTATAATCCCAGAGCAAAAATATGGGGTAGTAGTATCTGAAGGTGCATTTATGTCTACAATAAAATATAATGATGGCTTTGAAGAGACCGTAGAGCCATTTGACAATAACGATTTCATCATTTTAGATGAAATTGTAATAAAAAAATATGGAGAAGATTAATGGAAAAAGTTTTATGTTACTCATGCAACAAGACAAAGGCAAGTCTTTCATTAAAAAAATCTAGCCTACTGCCTATTAATTTGCTGTTGTGCGAGACATGCATATCTAACAAGCTTGAGCCAAGATGGGTAGTTATTTTGTCTGGAAGACAATATGGGCATGATATAGTAAAAGACTATATTTCAAAGAAGAGATACCATGGAGAAGATATAAAGGCTTCTGAATTATTAGTTTAATTACGGTATAATTATGTAATAATGTTTACTACTACCCAGATAATTATAACAATAATTGCCTCTGTTTCCAGCGGTTTAGTTGGTGTGCTCTTTAACTATAAAAAAGAAAAGAAAAAAGAGCAAATAAGACAGGCTGAAAAAATGCATGATGGGCTTCTTTTAGAGCTAAAAGATCTTCAAATAAAGCTATATAAATTAGAAAAAGATTTAGATGAATGGAAGCAGAAATATTACGAAGCATTGCAGGAACTAATAGCTGTTAAGGCTGACCTAGATAGATCATTATCTCATATAGATCATATGGATATGCATATTAGCATGGATATTGAGCACGAATAGACAAATAATTTTTAAAATAGTATACTGAAATCATGACATGTATAGTTGCTATTGCCCAAAATGGAACCGTTTATATGGGTTCCGACCATGCAGCTTCAGACGATAAAACTGGATGGATCCTTGCAAGAAAAGAACCAAAATGTTTTAAAGTTGGTCAGTATGGAATTGCGTTTACAGATTCATTTAGAATGGGACAAATTCTGCAATACATGTGGACCCCACCAAAATATACGCCAACTAAAACAAACTCTGGTTTAGATAAGTTTATGAGAACCAAGTTTATAGATTCAGTAAAGGTTGCGTTTAAAGATCACGGGTACGGTAGCATAGGGTCTTCTTCTGAAGAAGACAGTGGCGGAATTTTTATAGTAGGCGTTGAAGGAAGAATATTTACAATAGATGAAGATTTTCATGTAGGAGAAAATATAGTTAATTATATGGCAGAAGGAAGCGGCGGACAGATAGCTCTTGGGGCATTACATGCAACCAAAAATCAGAAGAATCCAAAGCTAAGGCTAAAACTCGCATTAGAAGCAGCAACAGCTTTTAATATGAGCGTTGCTGCGCCCTATACATATATTCAAGTTTAAGGTATAATTTACCTATGAGAATAGCACTAGCCATATCAATGTCAATTGCAATAATACTAACTGCATTTTTCCTTTTTCTTTTTTTTAAAAGGTTCAAGGTTGGCGTATACTATATAGATAAGTACGAAGAGGCAGTTCAGGATATGCTAAACATAATAGCAGAAAATGATCCTAGATACATACCTCCCGTAGACTACAACAAGGCTATCGACCTAAGAGGCACACCTACACATGTATGCCTGTGCGGGTCTGAAGTATGGCTAGTAAAGGTTGTATTCTCAGAATATGAGATAGCAAGCTATTTCTTGGACATGGAATGTTTAAGTTGTGGAAGTTTTGCCACAGCACCAACCCCAATAGATCGGAGCAACATTGAGGAACTCTAAAAAGATCAAAAATCTTGAGTCTAAGGTAGAAGATCTCAGCGCACTTACTGACATACTAATACTTTTAGTTAATGATATTATTGATGGTAAAAAGGCTCCTAATCTAGACTCTGGAAAATGGTATAACCAAAAGCCTTGACAATCCCATCCTATTTAGTATACTTAGGATATGAAAAATAAACTAATCACGGCGGTACTTACTTTATCACTTCTATCACCTGTTGCAATTTCACAGGCATCTGGCACAGACGTTCCAGTTCTAGCTATTCTAGATACAGCAATTGACACATCAGTTCCTTCTCTTCAAGGTAAGATTGTTGGAGAAGTTTGCATCCTTGAATGGGCACTATGTCCAAACGGAACCAATTTCCAAGAGGGTCCAGGATCAGCATCGATGCCAAATGACTTAATTACTAAAAACGGTTTCGACCATGGAACATTTATGGCAACCACTGCAGTTCAATCGAATCCCAATATAAAGATTTTGTTTATTAAGATTATTGGGAATACATCTGCTGGCCTTCGAAAGCCAACTGGAGAGTCAACAATTTCTGCAGCACTTGCTTGGGTAAGAGACAACGCAGTTAGATATAACGTTAAGGCTGTTTCTCTTTCACAAGGAAGCAGGGGCCTACTTGGTAAAGCTGGAACAGAATACTGTCCAACATTCCCAAGAACAATTTCTGCAGTTCAGCAGTTAAACTCTATGTCTATCCCAGTTTTTTCTGCGGTAGGAAATAACCGTGACTATTCACGAATTGATTGGCCATCATGTATTGAAGAAGTAGTTTCCATTGGTGCTGTTGATCAAATTGGAGAAATCGCATCATACAGTAATAATGATGCAGCACGACTTGATTTCTTTGCGCTTGGAAATCTTTCAGCAGTTGGGCCAGGAAATATTTCTAAAAATATTGCTGGAACTTCATCTGCAACTCAAGTTGCTGCAGCAACATATCTAAGACTTATGTCAAGTACTGCACAATCTGGTGCTCAACTTATTGAAGGAATGCGATCTAATGCATCTAATACAGTTGGAAGACAAGGATCTTTTAAAAAGCTAATTAGCTCAGTTGTTAACAATAGCGCTAATTCTACAAATGCAGCAGCAGAAGCAGCAGCCAAAGCAGCAGCAGAAGCAGCAGCCAAAGCAGCAGCAGAAGCAGCAGCCAAAGCAGCAGCAGAAGCAGCAGCCAAAGCAGCAGCAGAAGCAGCAAAGGCTGCTTTGAGATTGCAAGTAGAGGCTGGAATAGCTGAAGCAGAAAAGCAGTATGCTGCTGAATTAAAAGCTGCTCAGGATAAACTTTCTGCAGCAAAAGCTTCTTGGATGGCAAAACTAAATGGCTGAGTTAACAGTTTTAGACGGAATTATTAAAGATCTTGGGCATGAACTATATCAGAAATGGTATAATTCATTAGCGGAAGAAGATAGAACCCCAGAAGCATCTGAGGCAATGTCCAAAAACGCTGGCGAGACTACTTTTTGGATAATCCAAAACTTTATGATTAGATTTAACGATGCAGCAGAAGCACTTAAGGATCAAGAATGATTGTAACAGACAGTAACTTTGATGAAGTTATATCTTCTCACGAAATTGTTCTTGTAGATTTTTGGGCTGAATGGTGCAGTCCATGCAAACGTTTTTCTCCAATACTAGATGAAGTATCAGAAGAACATAATGTGTGGATTGGTAAAATAGATGCGGATGAAAATTTAATAAGCTCAGAAAAATATAATGTTGTATCTTTGCCAACTGTTATTGTTTTTAAAAACGGTAAAGAGGTAAAGAGAACTAAGGGGGCCATGCCAAAACATAAATTTATTGAGGAGATTTCTGAATGGATTTAGAGTTTGAGATATGGCTAAAAAATGGTTATGACAGAGGATGGATATCTGATGTGTTTTGCGACACTCATGATGGACCACCACTGTCAGACGAAGAAATGCAAGAATGGGAAGAAGGCGGGGATCCCTGCTCGTTTCATGTAAAGTTACATGAATTACACTAGATTTCTGATATCACATAAGAGTCAGAAGAAATAAGGAGAATAAATTAAATGAAGTCATTTAAGAAAATCGCACTAGCCATGGTTGCAGCCATGACTTTGGGCATGGTCGCAGTAGCACCTGCAAATGCTACAGTAATGACCGTAGCAGTAACACTAGACACAGTAGCAAACACTACTAATGGTGTAATTGCTACACCTGCTACATTACCAGTCCCAGCAGATAACACAATTGATGCAGCAGACGCATTGAAGTTTGTAGCAACAGTCGCAGTAGGAACATCAGTTTCTGCAGTAGCAACTAACGCAACAATCGTATCAGCACTACATACATCAGCAGCACCAGTGGGAGCATCGTCAGGATCGTCATCTTTGACAATTGCAACAGGCACTGGAACAACTGCAACATTCTATGTCTACACAAAGACAACAGCAATTGGAACCGTTGTAATCAACAATGGTGGAACAACTCTTACATACTATGTACAGGGTACTGCTGGAAAGATTAATAACCTAACAGTTTCAGCACCTTCAGCAGGTGCTGCAGGAACTAAGCAGGATATCGTTGTAACTGCAACAGATGCATTTGGTAACAAGGTATCTGGTAAGTCAATTACAGCAACCGTATTTGCTTCAACAGCAGTTATGGACACAGCAACAGTAACAACTGGCGCTACACTAACAGATTTTGGAACAGCAACCTTCAAGGCTACTCTTCCAACAACTGGAACACGCTCACTTATTACATTTGCTCCAACAACATCATCTGATGCAGTTGCAGCAGCAGTAGTTGGTTTGACTGCTCCAACACTCGCACCATTTGCAGAAATTGCAGTTCGTGATCTAGTATCAGAGCTTGCAGCACAGGTTTCAGCAAAAGATGCAGCACTTTCAGCTAAGGCAGCAGCAGATGCTGCTCTTGTTAAGGCAACAGCAGAGTTTAATGCTCTGATTGCTGCTAAGAATGCTGAGCTTGCAAAGTTCAAAGATGATACAACAACTGCAGTTGCTCAGGCAAAAGCAGTTTCAGATGCAGCGCTTGCTGCTAAGGATGCACAAATTGCTAAGTTGACTGCAGATAATGCAGCAGCAATTGCTTCTCTAAAGAAGTCATTTAATACACTTGCAAACCGTTGGAATAAAAAGAATCCAAAGGCAAAGGTTACTTTACTTAAGTAATTAAATTCGTATAAAGGGGCAGGACTAAGGTCTTGCCCCTTTATTTTATAAATGATAGAATGGTAATATGAGATTTCATTGGATGGAAAGAGGAGCTAATGTTAGCATTAGTCACCTAAAAGATATATCAAACATAGTAGATGAGTTTGGTTATGAGTCTATGCTTTTAGTTTATCATTCTAAATTAGATGATCCGTGGATTAAAGCAGCCAGGGCATTAGATATAAATCATAAGTTTAAGTATATGCCAGCAATAAGGACATATGCGATTAGCCCAGAGTACTGTGCAATGATCTGCAAAGCATTTGATTTGATATCACCAAATAGGCTTATGCTTAATATAGCCTCTGGTGATATACAAAGCGGAGAAACCTCTGTAGAAGATATGGTTTTCATTAAAGATTTTATGGATACGCCTCAAAAAAGGCTTTCTTACACAGATGAATGGATGTCAAAGTTTCTATCCCTGTATAACAATACGGTAAGTGAAATAATAATGAGCGGTCATTCTAATGAGACAAAAAAAATGGCTGAAAAATATAATGCTACGCACCTATCAATGCTGAATATGCATCTAAACGCTTTTAAAGATGAGTTTTCTGTAAAAAATAAAAAACAAATGGTTTCTTTAAGTGTTATAATCAATGATTCAGAAAAAGAAGTTGAAGAGATGCTTGCTTCAAATCTTGGTTCTAACCAATGGACGATCTATGGAAGCAAAGATAGTGTAAAAAAACAGATACTTGAGTTAAAGGAGTTTGGAATAACAGACTGTATGATCCATCCAAATCCAACAGACAAAAACGTCTCTTTAATTCATTACATGGTAAAAGAAATGATAGGAGAAAATAATGGAATCAAATAAAAGAACATCTTTGAAGACATTGAGTTGGGAAGTATTTCATCTCGTTGTCTTAGCAGGACTAATATTTTTGTTTACTGGCGAATGGGAGTACGCTACTCTTGGCGCCATGCTCTATATAGCTTTTGAGGCTGCTGGATATTTTATTCATGAAAGATTATGGGTAAAATTCGGGAAAAAGGTAAAGTAATGGGAAAACATTTAGATAAAATACAGAAAGCTTTGGCTCAAAGAATCGCAGCTACCCCAAATGGGGCAGGTTATAAAAAGCCAGGCTCTATGAATAAAAAAAAGACTGGATACCGTGGGGCTAAAGCAAAGAAATCTTAGCAAAATAGTCCTAGTACGTGGTAAATGCTATAATAGTTAACTAGACGGCATTCTAGACCCGTCTAAATTAAAACCTATAGGAGTAATAAAATGACAGATGGATTGAATTTAACAGGATTTAACGATACAAAGCCAGCAGGTACTTCACCTTGGCCAACAGAAAGCTACACAGAGGCACCAGCTTCAGCTTTCCCAGCATCAGATAAGTCAACACAAGATGGTTCTGGCGTAGGAAACAACGGTAAGTAATAATGTGCTACGAATGCGGATGTGAAACAGTAGGAAGCACTAAGGGTGTAACTTCAGTTACAATCACAGATGCTTCAAGAGACGGTGACTCAGGCTTAACACAATGAGTAATTTTCAAAAAGAAGATGGCACAGGAACAACTCCTCCACCTAACGGTGCAGCAGCTGGTGCAGTAACAAGC